TATTCAAAATAATTACTCTTAAATTAAAGAAATTAAAAGAATCTATTAATGAAGAAATTAAACTAAATGTAAATGTTGGTGATACTTTACTGATGGGTAAATTTAAAAACAAAAAAGTTGTTGTTAAATCAATTGGCAAGGATGAATGGGGAATGCCAACTATTAATGGTAAAAAAGCTGTAACATTTAGAATTCCTAAAAAAGAAGAATTAAAAGAGGGTAGTCTTGGTGGATATACAGCTGATGCTGGTGAACCTGATACTGGATATGTTCCTGATGGGAAACCTAGAATATTAAATACAACAAAACCAGAACCATGGTTTAATCAGGGTGGATATATTCAATTACATACTCCAAAAGCAGATGCTATGAGAGGTAGAGGTAAATCAAAAGATACGGAAACCCAATTTAGAAAAGCATATTATAAAGTTAAAAACATAACACAAAGTACATTAAATCCAGCTGATGACCCACATACTGTTGAAGATTGGCAAGAAACCGAGCCAAATAAAGCAGTAGATAAACCTAAAAGATTTTGGGAACTTCCTAAAAATCAAAAACCTCAAATAATTTCAAAAGAAGATATTAAAGAAATAGTTTCTGATTTTGATAATTTATTAGATGAAATGGGATTACCGGGTGGAGCTGGTGTTGGTTTGAGTTTGCCTGGCGGATATATTAATGGAGCACCAAATCCAAAAGATGCTAAAAAATTAAAATCAAAATTAGATGGGGATGGTAGTGAGGAATACGAACCAATTGAAGAAGGTGCATCTGTTACTGATTTGGAAAAGCAATTAGTAGTATTATATAATAAGGCTTTTAAAATGATGCCAAAATCCCCTGCACAAATGAAAGTTAGAGCAGAGATTGATAAACTTAGAAAACAAATAGATAAGTTAAAGAAAGAAAATATTAACGAATCTCTATTAAGCATATAACTTCGCTATGCAAGATTTATCAAAAGCAATTGGAGCATTATCTGAACCACAACGTAAGAAGATATTTAAAGATGGTGCATGTTTTATGAATTTGGAAGTAATATACCCAACATCAGTAAACGTAATTCCATACAACCAACCTCTTTTAGTATTTCATGGCACATTTGAATACGATATAGCTGGTACAATTATAGGTGAAAATCAACAAGCTGCAAGTATATTGGGTGGTATGATTAAGCAAGTGAATGCACATGTTCAATCTAAATACACAATACAAGGACCACCAATGAATAAACTTCCTAAATCAGAACATCTTTCTAAATTAAAAGGAAAGTATATTTCAATGATTGGTAAACTACAATCTGAATTCGGACTAAGTGATACAGATGGTGTGGCTGATTATCATCAAGCATGGTGGACTAACTTTGTAGAAAAAGGTGGTAAGAAATTAGATGCTCAAGAAAAGATAGGATTGGTTAAAAGATGGGCTTTTAACGATAAATCATTCCGTATCAATACAATACAAGACGCTAAATTAAGAGCTTGGGCTGAACAAATAGATAAACAAGACCAACAAAAGATTTCAAAACAAAATCTAATGAGATTTGAAGAAATATTCTTAGGAGTTGGTGCTGATGTATTATCATTTATGAGTTCGGTTCTTACAGCAAATCCAGAATCTGCTAAAAGACAAATGGTAGCACGTTTAGAATCTACAATCCAACAAGTAAAAGCAAGTGGTGACCCTAAAAAAATTGAAAAACTTAAATTAGAATTACAACGTTTAAATGCTTTAGGTGGATTTGAAAAGATAGTTCCAAACGAAGGTATTGTATTTGTGTATGGTGGTAACACTTACAAACTAACTGGTGCATTCGCACCTCTAAATCAAATTTTAGGTATTTTCTTCGATAGTTAATCGTTTTTTGAATTTTGATATACTTATATATACAAATATATTGTAAGTAATATGGCAAAGGAATTCAATAAAAAGTTTATGCATCCAACTCGTAGAAAGTTGGTGGATATGGTATTGCATGGTGGTGAATATCAAAAAGAAGCATTTGTATCATTTGCAGGAGCTGATAAACAAGAAGTAAAAAGAAAAGTCGGTGAAAGGTGGACTGATGAAAATGGAAAATCTTGGGAACAACATGCGGGCGGCAAAATAGAAGTTTCAGAATTGGGAGATATAATGGCAGAGACTAGAGCTTATTTAGCTGCATTAAACACTTGTAAGTCTACTGATTGTAAAACAATAAAGTATGGTAGAATTGATAAAAAATTAATATCTAAAACTGGATATTGTACATCTTGCTTATCTATTAGAGAAACTCACATAAAAGCTGATGGATTGTGGGATGCATACGAAGACTATAAGATATATAATAATATGATTGCTTATGGTAAAGATGTGGTATCACAATTTCAACAAGCTTACAATGATGCTAAACAAACATACGAAGTTGTAAACGAAGATGGTACTATTGAAAAATGGAGTATGGAAAGAGATGTAGATGAACTCAAAGCTGAAATACTTGGAGACATCACAAAGTTTAACGAAGAAATTGAACAAGCTACTAAATTAAGAAATGAAGCTTGGGATAAATTAAAAGATAAATGTTACGATTTAGTTAAACCACCGGTTGATTAATATGAGTACTGGTATAACACAAAAGAAATCTCTAAAAGAGATTATAGCCGATGAATACAAAAAGTGTGCGGTAGACCCGATTCACTTTATGAAAAAGTATTGTATGATTCAGCACCCAGTTAGGGGTAAGATACCATTTCACCTTTTCCCATTTCAGGAAAGTACCCTAACACAATTTGCAGGAAATCGATTTAACATAGTTCTAAAATCACGTCAAACTGGTATATCAACTCTATCGGCTGGATATTCACTTTGGAAAATGTTATTTAATTCAGATTTCAACGTATTGGTTATTGCTACTAAGCAAGATGTAGCAAAGAACTTAGTAACTAAGGTTAGGGTAATGCATGAGTTACTTCCTAGTTGGCTTAAAGGAGGTTCTTTGGAAGATAACAAACTCTCACTTAAATTACAAAATGGTTCTCAAATTAAGGCTATTGCTTCATCTCCTGATGCAGGACGTTCTGAAGCTCTATCACTTCTTATATTTGATGAGGCCGCCTTTATTGGTGATATTGATGAAATTTGGACATCGGCACAATCAACACTTTCAACGGGTGGTAGTTGTATAGCACTTTCTACCCCAAATGGTGTGGGTAACTGGTTTCACAAAACTTGGTTATCTGCCGAAGAAGGTTCTAACCCATTCAACACAATCAGATTACATTGGACAGTTCACCCTGAAAGAGGACAAGATTGGAGAGATGAGCAAGAAAAACTATTAGGTGCAAAGAAAGCAGCTCAAGAGTGTGATTGTGATTTCGTTTCTTCTGGTGATACAGTTATTGACCCAGAATTATTAATGTTTTACAAAGAATCATTTTGTCAAGACCCAATGGAAAAAACTGGGTTTGATGGAAACCTTTGGAGATGGGAATATCCAACGCCAGGTGGGTCTTATATGGTTATTGCGGACGTAGCTAGAGGTGATGGTTCGGATTATTCAGCAGCTCATGTTATGGAAATAAACACTTGTACACAGGTTGCAGAATACAAAGGTAAGGTTGATACAAAAGATTTTGGAAACTTCTTAGTTGAATTATCTACACAATATAACGATGCATTACTTGTAATAGAAAATGCAAATATTGGTTGGGCGTGTATTCAGCAAGTAATCGATAGACAATATAAAAACTTATTCTATATGAGTAAGGATTTAAAGTATGTAGATGTTGAAAACCAAATGAGAAACAAATACCGAGCTGATGAAAGACAGATGGTTGCTGGATTCTCAACAACTTCTAAAACTAGACCTTTAATTGTATCTAAATTAGATGAATACTTTAGAGAAAAAGCAGTGACTGTTCGTTCTAATCGTTTGATAGATGAATTGTTTACTTTTATATTTATGAATGGTAGAGCAGAAGCTATGAAGGGTTATAACGATGACTTGGTGATGGCATTTTGTATTGGATTATGGGTTAGAGATACCGCACTTCGTTTAAAACAAGAAGGTATTGATTTAACCAAAAGGGCTATGGGGGGTATTTCATCAAACATGCAGCATTCTGGTGTATATGGTGGTAGTAGTATGGATGATAATCCTTGGAAAATGAGAATTGGAGATGATATAGAGGATTTAACTCAATGGTTGTAGTGTTTTGATAAATTACGATATTTATGTTATATAATGTCAAAATAGAAATTCTATGATTAAATTAACAAATATCCTAAATGAAGATGAGTATGTGGATAAAGCATATTCTATGGGCGATACTCCGCAAGATAATCCGATTGATGATTACGATGAATTGGATGTTGAGCAAGAAGATATGGATGATTTCGTAAACTTTTTAAAAGCTTATTCAACTCAATTAGAAGAAGCAAATTGTAATTGTGTTTACGAAGCTGAATATCAGGGTAGAGAGGTGAAGTTAGGAAAACCAATGCAAGGGGATGTTAAGAAATTTAAGGTTTATGTTAAAAACCCGAAAACTGGAAAGGTAATCAAGGTAAACTTTGGTGATAAGGAAATGAGAATTAAGAAATCAAATCCAGAAAGAAGAAAATCATTCAGAGCAAGACACAATTGTGAAAACCCTGGTCCTAGAACAAAAGCAAGATATTGGTCTTGTAGAAAATGGTAAAATAAATTATGGCAGAAGAACAACAATTAGACGATAGGAGTTT